TGTCGAATCAAGTCCCGGTAGAGCGATGACTGATCCGAATTGGATACCGGCAACCCCGCATGAGGGGCCGCCAGTTAGCGGAATCCTTGGTATTTACAACCGATCAGATCGTAGAAGGTGGTATTGGCCTTGCCCACATTGCGGGGAATTTCACGAAGCCAAACCGGGACTTTCTCTGTTCAATTTGCCGGAAGAAGACACCTTAATTGAAATGATTCGTGAAGCTGACTTGGATCAGATTGCGAAAGATCATTCCTACATTTATTGCATCCATTGCGGTGAGCGGATTGCACAATCTTCAAAGCATTTGATGAACCTGAAGGGTGTATGGCTTGCTGAAAATCAAACCATTGCTGCTGACGGGACAATCTCGGGTGAAGCTCCGAAATCCCCCGTCGCTGGCTTCTGGATGGGTGGTGTTGCTGCCGCCTACCAGTCGTGGCATTCCCTCATCATTAGATACCTGCAAGGGCTACGTGAATATGCTTTGAGCGGAAGCGATTTGAGCCTGCAAAACACGGTCAATACCGATCAGGGTATGCCATACCTTCCGCGAATCCTTGCCAAGTCTGGTGGTGTGTCCAGCGGGCCGGAAAGCCGCAAAGAGGCCAACATGGAGAGGTTCATTGTCCCTGACGAAGCCCGTTTCCTCGTGGCTTCTGTTGACGTTCAAGGTGGTCAGACTGGTAGGTTCGTGGTGCAAGTCCATGCTGTCGGTAAACACATGGAGCAATGGCTCATTGACCGCTATGCGATCACCACATCTTCCCGACAAGGGATTGACGGTGATCCTGCTCCGATTGATCCAGCTTCGTACCCCGAAGACTGGGACATGCTCACAAGTATGGTTGTAGATTCTACCTACAGGCTGATTGACGGGCGGGAAATGCGAATCCGCATGGTGGGTGTTGATACTGGTGGCGAGGATGGTGTCACCGACAAGGCTTATGGGTGGTATCGCCGCCTTCGCAGGGAAGGTAAGCATGGTCGAGTGATGCTCATCAAGGGTGCATCTGCTAAAGGTGCGCCGCTCATTAAAGAATCACTTGTGGGTGCAAAGAAAACCGGCGAGAAAGGTGATATTCCGTTGTACCTTTTGAACCCGAATGTGCTGAAGGATGCTGTTGCGGCTTCGCTCCGTCGAGCCAACGTCGGGCCGGGTTACATGCACTATGGGACGTGGACTCCGAAGGCATTCTTCGATGAATTGAGTGCTGAAATCCGTGATGCAAATGGGACATGGCGCAAGGTTCGCAAACGTAATGAGTCGCTTGACCTTTCTTGTTACATTCGGGCGGGAATAATCAAACTCGGTGCTGATAGGATCAACTGGGAAAACCCCCCTGCTTGGGCAGACGACTTAGCGATAAACGTCGATGTCATCACAAGGGAAGATCGTCAAAAGATTCAGGCAGATGTACCTGACATCGGTGTGGCTCGTAGAAGGTCTTCTCGTTCGTCATATCTAAGCTGATATTGCGACGATGTTGTCTGTGTACTTTGCCATGTTCAGTGCGCTCGTATCGCTCGTGTAAACCATGACAACAATCTTTGCAAATTTTTCTGGTGTTGGCTGGACATTGTGTTTTTCACACGATTTGAACACTTCATTCAGACACGTTTCTAACCGTCTTTCGTCAAGCCCTATTTTCAGTTCCCCTTTATCCCCACCTTCAGCACCGTCGTTGTGATTCGAATCGAGCCAGCCTCTAGGTAGGTCTAACTTTGATTCAATCTTCCTAGCCTGCTTCTCACTCATTTCACGAGTTGGGTTTGGGCCTGCCATTTGGGTGATGAACGCTGCACCAGCATGCCCCAACTTTGTCGCTATTGCTACAGCACCTCCCCATTGAGGTATGAGCTTGCGGAGGTTGTCACGACGCACTTCCATTACGGATATTTCCCGGTACGACATTGAATTTTTCCCTTGTCAAGTTTGGTCGATCTGAAAACTAGTCATTAGTTTAGCGTTCGCTAACAATTTGTAAAGTTATATTTTGCAAATTGTTTAGCAATTCGGTAAACTTCCGCACCTTCGTTTCTTTATTGCGACATGAACATTCTCAAAGAGTGGATGCGCCTTGCGACTCCCGACCATCAACTCGATTTCGTCACTCGTTCCGGTACGACAAAACTATACATCAATCAGCTAAGTGGTGGCTTTCGCTACCCGTCCCCTGAACTTGCTGCCCGTATGGAACATGTCAGTGCTGAAATGCACATCGAAACTGACGGTTGGCTACCTCGCATCTACAGGACTGATCTTTGTAAAGCTTGTCGGGTATGTGACATTGCACGAAAGGCTTACGGGGTTGATGCACAAAGGTCGGATTTTGTTTCTTTGATGATTTCAAGGTCAACCCCCACTTCGTTACCTTCGACCTCAGTTAATTCGGTGTTGCTCACGATAACTGACTTGTCTGAAGGGACTGTTGTTCGTGTTGGTTTCAGCACTGTCGATGGGGCGAAGGAACGAGCTTTATCTGAGCATCATGGGTTCCTAGCTTGGAAGGTAACTCCAAACGGTTTTTCATCAAACGGTGGCGAACGTCACTATTTCATTACATTTAAGGATCAAAAATGAGTTTTATCAGCGAATTTGAAGCTATGTCTGACGACATCCATGAAACAGCGGTTAAAAAAGGCTGGTGGGAAGGTGAACGCAACAAGGGTGAACTGTTGGCACTGGTACATTCCGAAGTGTCTGAGGCTCTTGAAGCTTTGCGTCACGGCAACCCTGCCGATGATAAAATCCCCGGTTTCAGTGGTGTCGAGGCTGAACTCGCTGATACTGTGATCCGAATCATGGACATGTCGTCTGCTTTCGGCTGGCGAGTGGCTGAAGCGATCTTAGCAAAGTCTGAAATGAACAAAGGTCGTGAGTATAAACACGGCAAACAGTTCTGATAATCCGAGGGGAGACATTGCCCCTCTAAATCATGTAGCTTCGGGATATATTTTCGGGGGAACCCACAATGGCAATCACTCAAGCTGACATTGACGCACTGAATACGGCAATCGCTACAGGTGAGCGGCAGGGAACTCTAGGTTCCCAACAGATCACCTACCGCAGCATCGGGGAACTTATCGCGGCCCGCGACGATTTGACACGTCAAATGAGTCTTGCCGTTACGAAGGTTTCTCCCCGACTCACGAAGTTATACATGACCGGGCGGGGTTTCTAATGGCGAGAAAGAACAAGGCGAATTTGGCAAAGGCAACTGCCAAGTATGACGCTGCCGGGACTGGTCGCCGCCTCAAGGGTTGGAATCCGGGGTCAACAGGCCCGAACTTAGCCACACAAGGGCTTCAGACGATCCGTAATCGCGCCCGCGATACGAGTCGTAACGATTGGTCAGGTGTTCAAGCTGCCAGAATCTATCGGACTGCTCTTGTTGGGACTGGGATCGTTGCACGTCCGATGACAAAGAATGTCGATCTGAAGAAGAAGCTCATCGGACTTTGGGACACTTGGTCGAAGTCATGTGATGCTGATGGTGTTTGGGATTTCAACGGTCTTCAAGCGATGGTCGTCACCTCATGGTTTGAATCTGGTGAAGTGTTCGCTCGTATCCGCCCGCGCCGGGTCGAGGATGGTCTTGATGTCCCGATGCAGGTTCAACTGCTTGAAGCTGACATGGTTCCATTGCTCGATACAGACTCATGGCCGGGTCTTCCTGTCGGCTCAGTGATTCGGCAAGGTATCGAGATTTCCAAGATCGGAAAGCGTACTGCGTACTGGATATATCGCTCACACCCCGGAGATAAGTTCATTGGTTCACCTTCAATTGGTGAATTGGTTCGAGTTCCCGCTGAATTTGTCATGCACGTTTTCGAGCCGACACGTCCCGGTCAGCTTCGTGGTGTTTCGTCCCTTGCCCCGGTGCTTACAAAACTTCGTGGTGTGATGGACTTTGACGATGCGGTTCTCGAAAGGCAAAAGCTTGCGAACCTGTTCACGATGTTTATAACTAAGGCTTTACCGTCGTCTGTTGATGGTATTGATCCAATTACAGGTAATGCAGTCACCTACGGTTCTGACGGTGGCGCTATCGCTGGTCTTGAACCGGGTACATCATACGAATTGATGTCCGGTGAGGATGTCAAATTCAGTGACCCCCCTGATTCCGGTGCGAATTATTCTGAGTTCATGCGAAAGCAAACTTTAGGTGTCGCTGCCGGTGCTGGTATCCCGCATGAATTACACACTGGCGACATCAAAGACGTTTCTGATCGTTCGCTTCGCGTGATCGTCAACGAATTCCGCAGAATGTGTGAACAGAAACAATGGTTGGTCGTGATACCAATGTTCTGTCAGAAGGTTCGTGACGCATGGGCAAATGCCGCCTTTCTTTCGGGCATGTTGCTAAACAGCGAACTTGCAGATGCTAAATCCGTCCGTTGGTCGCCGCAGGGTTGGCAATACATCCATCCGGTACAAGACGTGCAGGCGAAACAGACTGAAGTTGAGGCTGGATTCCGTTCTCGCGCATCTGTGATTGCTGAACGTGGTGATGATCCTGATGAAGTCGATCAAGAGCGCGCAGATGACCTAGAGCGGGCCGATAGACTCGGTTTGAACCCTGACTCAATCGACCCAATTGAGCCTGCTGGCAAGCCTGTAAACGATCCTGAAACCGATCCCAAGAAGACCACGAATCAGCAGATGTTTCCTCAAGGTCAACTTGAGAAGACCGACGCAGCAATTCTGACTCTGAATGCCAAGATCGACAGGCTTAATAATCGTCCTGAGTTCAAGCCTGCTGACATGGTTGACAGTTTTGTTCGTATGGCTGGTGCAATGCCGAAGAATGAACCGTCAAACGTGGTGGTGAACTCTCCGATTGAAATCAGCCAGCCGAAGATTGAAAACATCATTCATCCATCGTCAAACACGATTGTTCCGATGCCAGCCCCCGAGGTTCACATCAGGAATGAGGTTCAGCCTTCAGACACTACGGTAAACGTGAATATGCCTACTCGTGTGACGGAAACAACTGTCGTGCGTGATGCAAAGGGGCAAATAACGAGCGCAACTCAAACTGAGAGTGACGCCTAATGAATTTAACGGCAATGCGATCTGAAACTTATGTGTTGGCTGCATTTTTCGCCGCCCTTATTGTCATTTGGTGGCTAGATGCACCTCACGCAAAACCAGTCGGAGTTTCAGTAGCGTTACCTTCAGCGAAAGAGGTTGTTGGTGTTGCGACTGTAAAGGAAACCGTAAAGGTTGTTTATGTCTACCCAAAGTCGGTAAAACCTAAACTAAATCTACCTGAGTCCGTGGTTAAAGACGACTTGGCAAAGGTTACAGCAACGGCAAAATTAAAAACTGCTGATCGTGATTACACGCTAACTTCAGTTATTAATTCTGAAACTGGTAATTCTTTAATTTACGCAAGACTTGATCCGTTACCCATTCTCGCCCTATCTCATGTCGGAGAAGCTTCAATTTCATACGGTATTAAAGGTAGTGATACCGTAGGTAGACTATCTGTATCCCAAAACATATTACAGGTTAAGTCTATCCGATTTGGAGTTACCGCAACTTTGGATACTGACGGTGATTACTTCGCGGGATTGTCTGCTAATTACAGGTGGTAAACCCTATGGATTCGCAGGTTGTTGATATTATTGTCGGGCTTACTGCCGGTTTGTTTTCTGTATTAATTGTTGTCATCGGTTAGATTGGAAGTAGAGTTCAT